TTATATAAAAAAAAGATGTGATTGAGTCGCTATATACTAACAACTCAATCACTCTTTAATACAGATAAATCAGATATTATTGATTATTCAAAGAATCCACAAATTCAAGTGCTACATTCTTTGAATATTCTTTCATATCTGATTTGTCCTTAATAACTAAAGCCTCACCTTCACGACTTGGAGGCAATAGTTCAATTACCAAGTCGTCGCCAATAATAGGCTTTAGTTGTGCAATTACATCAGAAGAATCATTCCAAAAGACGGTAGGCTCTGTTGTATCCCCCAATTGTAACCTCTCAACTGATGGAAGAGTTATATAGAGCTTGCCGTCTTTTGGTGATACTTTTGATATTGCAAGAATTTTCAAATCACTTATCTTATTAAATAGAGTAGTTAAAAGTGATTTTGTAAATTTAGTAGTTTGTTTCATTGATTTTTCCTTTATCTTATTAATTAATAAAAAGCAATGATAGCAAGGGCTCGAATATGATAGCGAAGCGGTCATCATATGAGAGGTTTTCAACCGATTACGCCCCCCCACCACGGTTGAAAACGGCGGGTAGGGTTGTGTGTATATCTCACACACGCAAAATTTTTATAATTTTTTTAAAACTCAACCTAAATCGTTGATTTTCAGTGATTTACGCCTAAAAATAAAAAAAGGCTTTGAAAATATATTTTTTGGGTTATTTTCTACCAGAGGTATATATATAGAGGTAGTACTTAGAGGTACCTCCATGGGTAGTATTAGCGGTAGTCTTCTTTTTAGACAAAGAATACATAGGTATAAGCTATCTCTACATGGACGTTGGGTAATTAGAGGTACCTCAAATAATAAACTATTTGGAAGTATGTGTTTGTTAGTGTTAAATTATAGCTATAATATGGCGTATAATAGCGATAACACAGCAAATATGGAAGAAATGACCTTTAACAGGGATGTAAGTCCTGTATGGGCACAATTACTCCATAAAGGGGTACAAAACAGGGCAGGTATAAAGAATACTTTGTCACAAGTGGGTGATAACCCAGCATTAATACCTGGTGCTATATTCGGTAAAACTTTCTTAGATAGAGTTATAGACCCTACTTTAACTAAACTTCTACCAGATAGTGTAAGAGCTGATGTATTAAAGAATAAGATAAACTTTTCGCCTAATAGAAACTTAAACATGGGGTTTAAACTAGATAAGAAGAACCCCTTATTAACCTTAGATTGGAGATTTTAATATGAGTTGGTACCCTGGAAAGAATATAGTAGGTAATATAAAAAAAAGAAGAGCTACAGAGTCGGATAGTGAAAATGTTAATCAATTTGGTGTAAACCAAGATTTGTATAGCGGAGGATTCTATAATAATCCTGAAGATATGGGTTCTCTTTTTACTGGATTGATGGGTTATTTTATGGGAGCAGAGCCAGATGAAGAGGGAAACATAGATATGAAGAAAGTTGGCAAGCAGATGCAGGATGCTAGTAAAAGAAAAGGTCTTTTGCAGATTATTCAAGATATGATGACTGATACACCTTTAGAGGAGCCTTATAAGTATGATTCTATGGGTTCTACTGCTCAAGAGAGACATCTATTAAAAGCTAGGAATAAGTATCCTAAGAGTGCGTATACTAATCCTTGGCTTTCATCAACTGCTTCAAAACAGATGTATTAATGAATTTTGACAACCTTTATAATGCCTTTGCCAAAGCAGAAACAGGAGCTTATAACAATCCCTGGATAAGAACGAAGGTATCGGGAAGCGGTTCATCTGCTTTTGGCCCTGTTCAATTAACTGGAGGTTCTGGTTCAATGATGGCTAATATAGCAAGGGGTAATGCTAATATAGGAGCTACAGATGAAGAGTTGGATTGGATAAAGAATACTTTTCTCCCACAAGGTAGTAATTTTCTTAAATACGGCGGAAATGATATGGTTCCTGGTTATGAACGATATGATTATGGCGGAACTGGTGATTTTACTGATACTGACAAGGTTATGTATGAGAATATATCTAAGAAGATAATGGAATCTGAGTACAATAGACTTGATGGAGATTTAGACTTATTTATAGATGAATGGAGAAGTGCAGACGACCCTAAATATAAAGAGCTTGTAAAAGACCAGTTGTTGCAAAGTAATGTTCTGAAAGAACAGGGTTCAGACGCTTTTAAAATATAATGTACACTATAGATATACACCATAAAGGTGATAAAGAGCCTACTGCTTATAAGATATACAGGAAAGAAGAGGCAGATGACAAAGAAATCGAATACAAAGAGTGGAGAAAAGCTGACGAAGGAGATTACGCCATATCCGATGATGAATACGTGGCTAAGGTCATCAGCAAGTCCATATATAAGCCCACTAGCATTTATATTCGTCTTCCCTATGGTTATACTTTTTATAATCCTAATTATAGCTCCGTTAAGCTTAATGCTTCTGGTAGGAAAGCCAATAACACAATATCTGGCAAAACTCATTGGGAAGTGTTGTCAGGTGGGCAGAAAATGAAGAATTTAGCCATGGTGTATGCACAAACCATGGACTATGATAAAACAATCAATCACGTTCTAGATAATCCTAGTGATAGTACTAAAGTCATGTGGAAGAGAAGAATGAAGAAGGAGAAATTCAAAGATATGGTAAGAGATGAATTACAGAAGTTACTTCAAGAGCACGGCCTTACAGAGGCTTATACATTAGAGCTTTTAGAGGAAACTATAAAAAAAGCCAAAGATAAGGGCGATGTTACTAATTTAATGAGAGCTGTCGATAACTTACAAGATATGCATGGTATGAAAGATAAACACCTTGTTAAGACTGTAGAACAGATAGAAGCTACAAGTAATGTAAAATTAATAGATGAGCTTAGAGAAGAAGAAGAAAAGCTTATTGCAACTAGAACTACTACTAAGGAGGAAGAATGAAGTATAAAAACAAAGAGCTTACAGAACAGATAATGGAAAGTATTTATAATATGGGGGGACCACCAGAGCCTAATGTTCGGAGTATTGTTTCCTTTGTTGAATCAGGAAATAAAATCATGGCGAATAAGTTGGAGCAGATAAAAAACAAAGAAGCAGCATTGGCAAATATATCATATTTAAAAGATAGAATTACAAAGCCTATAAATGCTAAATATGAAAAGAAAGGTTCTGATTATAGGCCTGGGACAGTAGTTCCTGCTATAGAAGAGTCATTACCTAACCCAGACGAGGAATTAGTATAATGGCGAAAAAGAAGAAAGGTTATAAACTTAGTCAAAAAGACAAATCTAAGGGTAAAGTAGACATTAAATATTATTAATGGATTACGAAGATAAATATGAGCAATTACAAGCTCTTAAGAAGTTACGTAATAACATGGCTTTATTTGGAAAGCACTGCTTTCCTACTGCACTTAAGAAGGCTACACCTCCATTTCACAATGAAGTGTATGCAAATTTATCAGATGATGACAAACGCAGGGTTCTTATAGCAGCTCCTAGGGGTACAGCTAAATCTACAGTTACTACCCTTATATTCCCTTTATGGAAAGCGGCTTTTAAATCAACAACAGATGAACTATTTATAGTTATAGTATCAGAGTCACAGGCTCAGTCTATTAATTTCTTGTCAAGAATTAAGTATCACTTAACACATAGCGATAGATTTAAACAGATATTTGGAGATATGGGACCTAATACTGCTAAGAGATGGACTCATACTGATATAGTGCTTGCCAATGGTACTCGTATGATAGCTGTTGGTACAGGACAAAGAGTTAGGGGTTTTATTGAAGGTGATACAAGACCTAACCTGATTATAGTAGATGACTTTGAATCAGAGTTAAATGCTTATACACCAGAGGCTAGGGCTAAAAACAGGAAATGGATGACAGAAGCTGTTATACCTTCCCTTTCTGATGAAGGGAGGATTGCCATGATTGGCACTGTAATATCGGAGGATTGTTTCTTATGTTGGGCTAAAGAGTCTGCTGCATGGAATGTTTTATGGTTTTCTATATGGGATGATGACGAAAAGAGTATTTGGCCTGAAAGATTTCCACGAGACAGGATATTGGCCATAAAGGATGAATTTTCATCCGTAGGGAATATTAATGGATTCTATCAAGAATACATGAATATAGCCCAATCTCCTGATGATGCACCATTCCAGCCTGATTGGATTAAAATGCATCATTATGATTATAAGAGAATTGATGGACAAAATTGTTTAATTAAGAATGAGGGATTAGAAAATGAAAAAATCAAACCTGTGGAGCTATATACTGGGGTTGACCCTGCAAGCTCTTTGTCTGCTAGGGCTGACTATTTTGTTATCACTACTATTGGGATTGATTCGAATAATAACAAGTATATAGTAGATATATATAGAAATAGAATATCACCAGCACAGCAGCCTCAATTAATAATAGATACCTATAAAAAGTTTAAACCAAGGAGAATTAAGGTAGAAACAGTAGGTTATCAGGAGGCTTTAAGAACAGCAGTAAGAGAATTAATGAGAGAAGAAAGTTTATATATACCAGGTCTTGAATCTGGTGTAAAACCTAGAAATAGTAAATCAGAAAGGTTGTTATCACTAGTACCATTGTTCGCAAAAGGGACTTTTTATTTTAGACCAGAAGATATTAAAGCTCAGCAAGAGTTCTTGTCGTATCCAAAAGGAAAGCATGATGATATAATGGATGCTATTTGGACTGCTTTAGATGGGGCAAAACCCTGTAGAAGAAGTGAATTAGAGAAAATATCTGATGAAGATTGGAGAAATAAAGAGAAAAGTCTTGATTGGATGACAATGTAGTGGTAAATTAGGCATATGGCATATACTAAAAAAGATGGTAAATCTAAAAATAATATAATAGACGAGACACTAGACCTCTTCGATAAATACTCTAGCAAAAGAGATACCTGGGCACAACAAGCCAAAGAAGATAAAGAATTCAGATTAGGTAAACAATGGTCTAAAAGTCAAAGGCAAACACTTGAAGCAAGGGGTCAAGCACCTATTGTTATAAATAGAGTGCATCCAGCTGTAGAATCAGCTAAATCGATGTTAACAGCTAATAGACCTTCATTTAGAGCTGCTCCTAGAGAAGACTCTGATAATAAGGTAGCTCAAGTAATGAGTGCTCTTTTATCATATATGTATGATATATCAGATGGAAGAACAGTTATTCGTCAAGCAGTTGATGATTACTATGTTATGGGGGTTGGTTATATTAATGTATATCAAGACCCTATGATGGATATGGGTAAAGGTGAAGTATGTTTTCATGATGTAGACCCATTAGATGTATATGTTGACCCAAATAGTCGACATAGGTTTTTTGATGATGCTGAAAATATAATAGTTTCTAAGTTGTTTACTAAAGAACAGGCTAAAAAAGTATGGCCTATGTATTCAAAAGCAATAGATAATGCGTCTGACGAATCTGGAAGTAGGATAGATTGGAATGCTCCTGACACTGGAAGAGAAGATGATGGAGAGGTTCAGTTCCCTGAAGATGTAGGCAGATTAAATAATCAAGACTATATAAGGGGTTACGAAAGATATTATAAAGTTGATGTAATGGAATATAGGACTTTTGAAAAGTTTTCAGGTAAGGAAGAGTTATTGTCTGAAGAGGATTTTCAGTCATATTCAGAAAGACCAGCTTGGATTATAGAGGGTAATATACTTACAGATGCAGAACAAGCTGGAAAACTATATCAACAATTAGTTGAGATGAAACAAAATCAACAGTTGCAACAAGCTCAAGAAATGCAACAAATGGGTTATGATGAAAGTGCTGAATTACCAGAAGTAGAAGTAAATGCAGAGCAAATAACTTATAAAGATTTAATAGAACAAAACCAAATAGACATTGTAAAGGTTACAATTAAAAAGGTTAAACAATGTATTATAATTGGAGATAAGCATTTATACTCAAGAATTTTACCTTTAGAGGATTATCCTATAATACCTATTATGAATGTTCATACTAGAACTCCTTACCCTGTTTCAGATGTGAGGATGATTAAGGGATTACAAGAATATATAAATAAAACACGTTCTTTGATAATAGCTCATGCTACGACAAGTACTAATACTAAGATATTAGTTCCCGAAGGGAGTGTCGACATGAAAGACTTTGAAGAAAAATGGTCACAACCAGGTGTAGCAATAGCATATGACCCTACTGATGGAGCTCCTATGCCAGTTCAACCAACACCTCTTCCAAATGAATTATATCAAAATGAATTAACTGCTAAGAATGATATTGACCATGCCCTTGGCTTATATGAAATGATGATGGGAAATTCGCAGGCTGCTCCTCAAACATATAAGGCTACTATATCTATAGATGAGTTTGGTCAAAGAAAAATGAAATCTAAATTAGCTGATATAGAAGCAGCTTTAACAAGAGCTGGGCAAGTTGCTATATCTTTAATGCAACAGTTATATACAACTCAAAAGATATTTAGAGTCGTTCAGCCTAATAATTCTTTGTCTGAATATGTAATAAATAAAAGGCTCGTTGATGATAAGAGCGGTGAAATAAAAGTTATGAATGATATAACTATAGGAAGGTATGACGTTATAGTTGTAGCTGGTTCAACATTGCCTTCTAATAGATATGCTGAACTAGAATTCTATATGGATGCATACCAAAAAGGTATTATTGATAGAGAAGAAGTTCTCAAGAAAACAGAAGTTTTTGATATGGAAGGTGTAATGCAAAGAACTGATATGATTGCTAAATTGCAACAAGCATTACAACAAGCTCAGGAAGAGAATAAAAAACTTAAAGGTGACATGCAAACTAGAGATAGGGAAGCTGTTAATCTTAAGAAGAAAGTTGAAGTTGAGAAGTTTAAAGGAGACCTTGACCAGGTTAGCAATAAAGCTAAAGCTGCAGGTACTCTTTATGAAAAACGACTTGACGATAGCTTAGCTACTATAAAAACGCAGATAAGAGATTCTGCAAAAGAAACAAGCTCACCCTCTGGTGGTAGCAAAGAGGCAGCTAAAAGGAGAAAGAAATAATGACACAAGATAATATACAGACAGACACCCCTCAAGAAAGTAGTAATGAGCAACAGTTTAATTCTTTAGAAGAAGCTGTGTTTGGTACTCCAGAGGGCTCTAGTGATGTTTCGAGTGCTTTTACTAGTGGTAACGAAGGAAATACTGAAACAGCTCCAGTAGAGACTGGACAACCTGAAGTAAGTAATGATGTAGGAGAAAATCAACCAGTTCAGTCTAATAATGATGAAACTCGATTTCAATACTGGCAGTCACAAGCTGATAAGTATAAAAATGAGTTAGAATCTATTAAACAACAGCAAGCACCTGTTCAAACACAGCCAATTGCTGAGACTGAGCCTACTGTTGAGGAATTTCCTGCTGCTCCTGATAAGCCACAACAACCTAGAAGCTTTAATAGAGAGGAAGCATATAGCGACCCTTCTAGTGAGAGTGCTAGGTACTTAGATGAGTTAGAAGGATGGCGTGATGATATAAATGAGTATAATTCACTTAAATCTCAATACCAAACAGCTGTTATCGAAGATAAATTCAATAGAATGGAAAACGATAGGATTGAAGCTGCTAAAAGACAAGAAGCGGCTCAAGTTCAAGCTACTCAAGTATCTGAGATAAGGAATCATGTTATGGGTCACCATGGTATGAACGAAGGTGAAGCTAATGATTTTATGCAAAAAATGTCAGACCCTAGCTCAATAAATGTTGATAACTTAGTTCAATTGTATAGAATGCAACAAGGAGGGGCAGCACCGCAGACTAATGCACCTGCACAGCCTTCTGCTTCTTTTCAACAAACAAAGAATGCACAGCAAGTACCATCTCCTATGGGAGTAATGCCTTCTGGACAATCTAATGTTGATAATACATCTTTTGAAGATAAAGTTATGGACACAATGATAGGGAATTTTAATAGTAAAAACCCTTGGAAATAGTTTAATAAACCGCCCTACCCGAAGGTCTAATAAGACAGCTGAAGATGGGCACAAATAAGGATGGAAACAAATGGCAGACGCAACAGTATGGTCTAATTCTGCTGGTAATGCGCTAAATTCTGGCGTTAGTATTGATAATACTAGACGAAAGTTTAATTTTGGCGAAAGAGTAGCAGAGTTAGCCCCAATGCAAAGTCCATTCTTCGTATATTTATCGAAGGTGGCAAAAAAAGCTACTAATGACCCTGTGTTTAAATTTCTTGAACAGAGACATCAGTGGCAAAGAAGGAACTTTGAAGTAGATACAACATTAACACTAGCTGAAGAGATGGTAGCAAGTGAAGTCCTTGGAGCAGGTGTTGATTTACTACTTACATGTAAGTATGATGAGTATGGTAAAATAGCAAGTGCATCTGAATGTACTTTTCTTTTGCCTGGTCAAGTACTTGCAATCAAAGCAGATGATGGTGAAGTTTATAATATAAAAATTAGTGAAAGCGCTTTAGTTACTAGTTCTGCTAGTACAGCTGCTACTACTAATAATATTGCTCATGAAACAACTGACAACAAAACTAGTATTGCTGGTGAAATGCTAAGTCCTGTAGGTAAAGCTATACCTAATGGCACAGTATTTACTGCTGGTAATAAAGGTCAAGTTGTTGGTTCAGCATGGGCTGAGGGTACTGATTCTCCACTTGGTTGGGAAGATAATTTATATGACAGAGAAGGATACTGTCAAATCTTCAAAACAGGTATGAATATATTCTCAGGTACTTCTTTAGCTACTGAATATAGAGGTATTGCTAATGAATTTCAAAGAATCTGGCAAGATAAACTTATGGAACATAAGATGGATATAGAACAAGCTATGTTATTTGGTAGAGGTACTAATGACGCTAGAAGTTCAGCTGATGGTGTATCTAACTCAGGCGCTCCTTGTAGAGCTACTTGGGGTATATTACCTTATACTGAATCATATGGTAAAGTCTACACTATGTCTTATGCTTCATCTGGTTATGATGCTTTCTTGGACGCAATGGAGGATTTCTTTGCTCCTGAATCTGGTAATAGTGGTAATAAACTAGTACTAGCTTCAAGAAAAGTTATTACTTACTTAAATAAATTAGGTAGTGGTAGCTTTTTAAATAACTCTGTAGGTTCATCTCAGTATCGATTAGATGTAGAGTCAATCCCTGGTGCTTTCGGGCATACAGTAACAATGGTAAATACTATATTTGGTAATTTACACTTTGTTCAAGAGCCTTTATTAAGAGGACCTTGGGAAGATTATGCAGTTTGTGTTGATATGAAGAATGTGGCTTATAGACCACTAAGTGGAAATGGTGTTAGTCGAGACACCTTCATTGAAACTAATGTACAAGACAACGGTGTAGATGGTCGTCAAGACCAGATTATCACTGAATCTGGATTGGAAATTAGTGTTCCTGAAACTCACGCAATTCTTAAGTTTTCTTAAGGGGAGGTAGATAATGGCTTGGACAGAAGATAGTGTAGGTGGTGTCAAAAGAATGTATAACCTTGACTTAGGAACTACTTTAGATGCAAATGGGACAGCTTTAACAAATGCTACTGCTGCTCTTTCAGATGCTATTAAAGTAGGTACAAATGTATCGTTAAGTACTATAAGTGTAACTACAGAAATTGATGACGCTTCTAGCGGAGCAATTGTTGTAGATTTATATGCTTGTAATACTGAAGGCGGCACATATGTTAAGGTTGCAGATGATGTTGCTACGGCATATGGTAGTGGTGGTAATGCAAATGGTTATACTGGAGGAACAGTTAATCTAGCATTATATCCATATCCTTTCTTTAAAATAGCTTTACATTCAGCGGCTGATGAAAGCTCTAATCATTTTAGAGTAATCGTTTCTCAAGATGATGGAGCACAAGGAGATGTGTCAATAACAACTGCAGGAGTGTCTGGTGGAGACCCATCATAGTGGTTAGTTTAACAATCGTAGATGGGGCCTTGTGCCCCATTTACACAAATTTTAAAGGAGAGAAATGAGTGATTTAACAATAACAAATGCAGGTGTATCAGTTGCAGCTAATAGTGCTGGTAGCTCTATATCTACTGGTAGGCGTAAAGTCATAAGACTTACACCTGTATTAGCAACATCTGCTTATGCTGATGGTGATGTTTTATTTAATGCAATTGAAATACCAAATGCAGTAAAAGAAATTGGAGGATGTTCTAAGCTAATAAGTATGTATATATATTCTCAAATAGGTTCAACAATAGATGCAACATTTATATTTTCAGAAAATTCTTTGACACTTGGAACACAAAAGGCTACTGCTAATGCTGGTGATTCTACTTTTGAAGCGGCAAATTTAACAGGCATGATATTTCTTGATGGCTCTGCGGCTCAAACTACACATATAGACAATTCAAGATTTTTTGCAAGTTGCTATAGCACGTCTAACGCAGGAGTATCAAATGAGCCACAATTATTACAAGCAGCATCTAATTCAACATCTGCTTATGTTTCAGCTATTATAACAGCAGGAACACCAACTTTTCAAGCAGATTCAGTTGATTTAATATTGCATATAGAGTATTAATGGCAAAGAAATTAGCTAATAGATTCTCAACTAGTATGGGTAATCCTTGGCATGGTACTAAGATAGATACTAGAAGAAAGTTAAATTTAAAGAATAAGAAAAAAGGTAAATAATGGCACAAGGTGGAAACTTAGGACAAAGAATTACAGACTTAATAGGAGCTATATACAGTACCGATGTTGATTACGAAGGTGATTTGATTAATGCTGCTATAAATGAAATAGCAGATATGCTTCCTATTGAAGTGCTTGTCAAATATTCTAAAACTCCTGGAGTCCTTACTTCTGCATCTGAGTGGCTTACTGAAGGTAGGAAAATATTAAAGGTTACAAGAGTAGATTCTAATAGCAATGGTATTGAAAGAGAATGTCTAGGTGTTGATAGAAGGGGATTTGCTGTAGCAGGAGATAGTGGAAGTATATATGAAGCTACTGCTTATAGTCCTATCTTTCATCACGATACAGCTAATGATGGAGCATCTACACTTAAGGTTTTACCTACACCTAATTCTGTAGGACAACAAGCAAGGATTTGGTATTTTACATATGTTACGTCTACAGTACCTGATAGTGATATAGCAGATTTAACAGAAGCTACTTTAAATACTGCGGTTTATTTGCCAAATAATTTAATACATGCTGTAGCTTTAAAAAGCAGTGTTAATATACTTAAAGCTTATATAAGTAATCAAGTTCAAGATGAAGAAGATATAGAACTTATGCAAATGATAAGTACTCAAATGCAATTATTAGAAAAAGATTTTATGGCTGAAATGCAAAGATATACAGGTCAGCAAAAACCAGAGGGAGAATAATGACAGCTAAACAACTAATAGAACTTGTTCAACAGCATCATCCTCATATGGGTGAAACAGAGATTTTACTCCTTTTAAATCAATCTATGAGAGAATTTTGTGAAGATACTAAAATGACAGCATCTAGTAATGTAACTATTGATACTGTATCTGGAACAAGATGGTATACTCTTCCTGATTTTAATACTAATACTAGTGCATTTCCTATGGAATTAATAAGCATAAAAGAAGTTTACTTAGATGATGTTAGAATCCCAAGACTTCAAGGAAACCCTATTATAGAGGATGGTAGTTAATTATGGCAGATAAAAAAGAATATTTTTGGTATATAGATGGTAATTCAGGTTCGTTTAAAATGGCTTTAGTGGAAAAAGCTACTAGTGCTGTTACTAAAAATGGATGGACAAGTGATTATAAAACAATTGAATTAACTGGAACTAATAATTTAAGAATAGTAGGTGTTTTTTCAGATGTTGATTTAACAGACCCAGATGCTGTTAGCCCTATTACGAAATGGTCACTAATTCCTGAAAGATTTCATAAATGTATAGCTGATAAAGTTATAGCAATAGGCTATAGAGACCCAAGGAATAAAGACCTTCAAAGCGCAGAATATTTTGAAGCTATATATGAGAAACAATTAAAAAAAGCTAAAGCTAGAGTTACAAATATGCTAGGAACAGGGAGAATCGTACCGCAAGATTTTTAATATTTAATTATGGGGATACAATCGGTTAAAATGGAAGATTATGTTAAAGGGGTTTTAGGAGATTATGCTTACCTTATATTGGGGGGTTCCTTCCTCTTTATATTTAAATCAACAATAGAATCAGCTGTAGAGGGATTAAAGATATTTCTTGGTAATGATTTAAATACAGATGATGTTATACACTTTGATGGAAAGCCTGCTCGTGTTGTACGTGTAGGTATTTGGAAAACAATTCTATTTGTTTACTCTGTAGGTTGCGCCAAAGGAAAGCCTTATATTAAAGGTGGAAATAAAGTAGCTATACAAAACGGTCAGCTAAAAAGTCACATAATAGAGAAACCACTTCCTATGTTGGATTTGTCCAAATGGGATGATTGCGAGGAATAATGAAAGATACATTAAAAATTTTGGCAAACAATCCAGAGATAGGCTTAAGTTGGACTTGTTTATCTACAATAATTAGCTATGCAAACTATTTTAATCCAATACTAACATTTACATCATTATCAATTGCTATAGTAATTGGTATTATGACAATATTTGGAAAGATGAGAGGATAGCTATGACAAACCTAGGATACTTCGTATTAGGCTTTTTAGTAGTCTTTGTTGGAGGTATCTGGTATTTAGGTAAGTGGGAAATGTTTGACATATACATGGACGATGAGGATTGGGATTAAATAAAGGAGAATGAATGAAAGCAATAATAATAAGTGTACTTAAAGGTATTTTCAGCGAAGAGATGATTAAATCTGTCGTTGTTGCTTTAGGAGATTATTTAGTATCTAAAAGTTCTAATAAACTTGATGATAAGCTTTGGGCTCAAGTTAAAAACCGCCTGAGCTAAAAATGATAAAAGAACTTTCAACTAGAATGGTATTAGTAGTTGACTTAGTAGATAGAGTTAAAGGTAAAATATTAGATAAGCTAGTACATAACCAAAAACAAATCTACAAAGATAGTCCAGACCATTGTCCTAACTGCAGCTGTGATGAGGTAGTAGGGGTTGAAATAATGGGTGCCAAAGATGGAGTCCTTCTCTGGGAATGTGAAAGCTGTGATGAGATGTTTTTAAAATACACACCTGATAGAACTGAGATTGAATTACAAAACGCTAAGTATTGTTGGACAAATTCTAATGATTGGGGTTACGTTCCTAGGAGTAAATTTAACTAGGAGTTTTTTGATAAATGAAGAAAACTAAAAAAGGGGTGATTAAAAGAGCAATCATCACTCCAGATAAACACGCGCCTATACACGATAAGGCGGCAATAAATGTAGTTAAACAAGCAATAGAGCTTGTAAAGCCCGAAATATACGTAGATTTGGGCGATTTAGGTGAGTTTGGTAGTGTATCTCACTGGCAATGGAAACGTAAGAAAAAACCACCTTTAGAGTACATAATGCCTAAAGTTGATGAAGATATAAAAGGCGTTAATGAGTTACTTGACATAATAGATGAATCTTTGGATAAAGTGAATTGTAAAGAAAGACACATATGTGCAGGGAATCATGATGAATGGTTAGATAGATTCGTAGAGGAGCATCCTTATCTAGACTATCGCTTTGAGAAAGTATGTAGATTCAAAGAGAGAGGATACAAGTATCACCCACCTGGGAAGTATCTTAAAATAGGAAAGCTCTATTTTTATCACGGGCACCATTTTGGTGGTCAATACCACGCAGCGAATCATCTTAGGAAACTAGGTGCCAATATAATGTATGGTCATCATCATTCCCTGCAACAAGATAGTGTGACTTTTATGGATGGACCTAAGTCTGCCTGGTCACTTGGATGTTTAAAGGATATGTCTGCTGAGAAGAATCAGTGGTTAGGAGGCAGACAACATAAGTGGGCACATGCATTTGCTATAGTAGATTATTATTACGGAGGGAGATTTACTGTAGATATAGTGCAAATAATAGACGGTAGAACAACAGTATGGGGGAAATTGCTAGATGGAAATATATAACATAACAATACCAGAAGATTATTGGACATCTTCTCAGAAAGTGGAATGGAGCTAAATGCCTAGACAATTAAAGGAAATAAAGAATTTTACTTCTGGAACAGTATCTAATATATCTGAAAGAGATATACCTGCAGATACTCCTTCTTTTTCTTTAAATATAAATCCAAACTCAGAAAATGGAATATTAGATGCTATAAAAACAGATAAACTTTTATATGTATCTAATGATAATTTTACAACAATGGATGATGCTGTTACTTGGGGTTCTTTAGATTTAAATAGTGAAGATAGCTCTGGAGCTAATTTCTCTAGAATTAGACTTGATGACATTAGTATTTTTCAAGATAAATCTACATCTAGAATTAGGTTTATGGGAACTAAAGGTATTATAGAGACTTTATTAATAAGGGAAATAGAGCCTCATTTTGAAAGAGTATCAGCTTTAACTTTTCAACCTACTTCTGCTTTAGGCAAAGATGATGGAGTTATTCCATACCATGCTACTGGTAATGATATGTCTAGTGGTTCAGATGATTTTGTTAAAGTAGCCAATATACAGGAAAATGATTATATATCTTTTTGTGCATCAGGCTCTTCTTTTACAGGTAGAGCAGGTTTTGAAATAATGAAAGTTCTAAGTATTGATACTGTTAATAATAATATATATATAAAAAGAAGATGCTTTGGAACACAAACTACAACATTAGCTACTGATACTGAATATGAATTTTACATGAATAGAATTACTGCTGTTGCAAGTGGTAGTCAAGCTAGAACTAATATGGGTACTTGTTTACTTACTGGTTGGAGTGATTATTCTGGTAATAATATTGGTGGACATGGTCAATACATGACAAAGTGTTCGTCTGGAGAGGTAAAGAAAAATGGAAAAATAATTACCTCTAATGCTAGTCAAACAATATCTTACAATGCTACAGATAAAACAATTACATTTGCCAATGTAACTTCTTTAAGTTTTAATGAAGGAGATACTATTACAATGTATCATTCGGCAGCTTCTTCAAATAATGGTAAAAGTTTTAAAATATTAAAAAAGGTAGAATCTGGAGGAGATACTACTTTAACTGTAGATACAGCTCCAGTGCAAGAAACAGAGAGTTCTGATACTGTTTATACTGAATGTAATATGATTAAAAATTACTCTTTTTTTCATATAGTTTCAGATAATACAATTACTCCAGGAGCAAGCTCAAACTATAAAGTTAATGATTGGCTTCATCAAGCCATAACTAATAATTCTTATTCAAACCAAACAAGCACAAAGGTTGCAATAACAGGCGGTATAAGTGGAGGTTTATGGGATGAAACACAGCCCTGGGAAACTGCTGATGCTTCTGCTTTTTATTATCCTTTTCAGTCTGGAGTTCCTTTTATTATATTAACATCTGAATACGCTGCAATATCAAAAGCTTTAACTACCAGTATAACTAGTGACCCAAATGATAATAAATTACAATTTAACAGGAGTATGGAAACTTATTTTTCATCAGGAGATATAATAGCTTTTATTGCAGATGGGGATAGTGCGCTTGATGCTGCTACAGAATATATGAAAGTTTTGTCTATTGATTCAAACATAGTTAATGTTCAAAGAGGAATATTTGGCACAACTCCTGTTGCAATAACAGCTAGTGGAAGTGTTTACCCTCAAAAATGTAAAAATCATTTAATAACTCAAAGTATACCTAAAGATAATATAAAATCAGGACAAAGTTATAAGCTATCTTTTTATGCAAAAGGAAACACATCTAGTGGTTCTACTTTAGCAGGAGCAAGAGGAGCTTTAGCTTTATCTATAAACGGAGGTTATATCTCATCAGATGGTGAATGGATTGCTGCTAATAATGATATTAAAAATGGAATTGAAAATATTCACAATAAAACAATATCACAAGAAGATAGATGGATTGGATTTGAGTCTTTAGATAATGCATATTCAGATAGTGCAGGTAATTCAAATAAATTAGATGATAAGTGGAGAAAGTTTGTTCTTAAATTTACAATACCTTCAAATGTAAGTATAACTACTGATTTAAAAATAGAGCTTTCTTCAAGAGGAAAAGAAGCTAGTAATGTATTGATAGATGTAATTACTTTAAATGAAGATACTTTGATATATCCTTATGTTCAGGATGAATCAAAAGTAAGCATTACTGGTCAAATAAATAATTCAGGTTCTCAAGATTTAGTAATATACGATAATATAAAAAAGAGTATAAGCGTTATAACTGGTTTTTCAAGCAAAGGTAATCCTAATACTCATACAACTAATTCTAACATTCTGTCATCTGACTTAGCTGCAACTACTATTTATTCATCTGGAAATGTATCTATGGTTTCTAGAAATAGGGAGGTCCATATAGGTTTTGGAGGTGGTAATACAGATTCTCCTCCTCAGTGGGTTGGTTATTTGAATCACAAGTTATTTGGTATAGATAATACAAATGTATTATATCAAGATGAAGATACTGTTCATAATTATGATAAAATAAGCGCCTCTTCTTTTACTAAAATATGCTTAGCTGGAGAGCATGAATATTTAAGAGCTGATTGGGATAATAGTGCTTCAACTTTAGATATTACCCATACAGCACATTCTATGAATGTTGGGGATAATATAGTTATTAGAGAATGGGGAGATGCTAGTCATACATGGGAAGGAGAAGGAGTTTGGGTAGTTACTAGTATTCCTGATGCTAATTCTGTTGTATGCAAAAGAAGAACTCAGCTTGATAAAAATCCTTCTAATAATAACTTTTTACAAACCGATGGTGATAGAGACGGTAATGAAGGCAAGATATGTTATAGGCCTTATTATTACTACGCTTGCAAAGAAGGTGAAAACTCTATATATAGAATAACTCCAGATTCAAGAATTAAATCAGATTTAAGTGTAGATACAGACTATGTTGCAGGAACTATAGAAAGAAGTCAACCTTTATCAATACCTGTGCAATCTATATGCACATATTATGCTAAAGAAGCATCAAGTGGGACAGCTGCTACTAATGGAGGCAGAATATATGCTTTATCTGCAAATAGTGATTCTGTATTAGTTGTAGATGTTCAGTTAAAATATGATGAATGGCAGTCTTCTTATACAACAGAATATGGACCTATGACATTAGCTTTTAAATCTTTTAAATGGAGTAACGAAAGAACAGACGGAGATATTGCTAGTGGAGTTGGTATATTTGGAGGTACTGCAGATGAAACTAGCCCTACAATATCTTATGCAGGGAAACTTAGCGATATAGTTGAAACAAAAGGTCCTAATGAATTATTTGTTCATGCAGCTACTAATAGTAATCATAATGAACCTGACCACTTTGATACAAGATTATGGGTTCAATCTCATCATGGAGATGACGAATCATTTACATCAGGTGATAGATTTCTGTTTTGTGGTTTGACAAATGAAACAAATACTGATGGTGGGGATACTTTATTTATGGCTGACAGAACTCCTCCTTTAACTTCTGCAGAAGCAGATATGAGTGTAGAATTTGAAAATGAATTCGGAGGAGACCAGCCTGTGTTTAAAGGCTATCCATCAGCTAATCTTCCTGTTAATAAACTTTATGAAATAGATTATAATGATATTACTGGAATAAGAAAAATTAGAAAAATACAACCTTTAAATTTTCCTCCTAATGAAATATCTATTTTAGATGATTTAGAAGGAGGATTAGAAGGAAATTATTATAGTAGATATAATTTTGGATATAATGTTGGTTTTTACATGGAAAAAGAAATGATTATTGAAAATTCACAAGGAAGCTGGGTTCCAAAACTCCCCCAAATAAAGATAGCTAAATATGGTCTTTTTCCTATGTCAGATAACGACAAAGATGGAGTTATAGATGGAACTGGTATAATTATGCCTAGTACAACTACACTGCCTGATACTGTTGATAATAGAAAAATGGGACCTTATGGTGAAAAGCACAGAAGAATTACAGCTCATTGTGTTGGAATAATTGGAGGCTCTGACATTCCTTGGATAAGAAATCATGGCGTATGCTTTAAAAATAATAGTGAATATTTTCAACAAGCTGCTGCAAGTCACATGGATAGCCCCACTTTTGAAGGCGGTCATGCTCAAGATACTCCAGAATTAATTCAATTTGAAAAATTTATAGCTATCTGTCCTGATGTTCATTTTGGAGATATGCAAATGGAGAGTAGTTTAACTGCTCATGCTAGTGGTTCTGCAGCATATGATATACCAGACAGTGGTGTTTCTACTGATAAAGCAACAAAAATTCAATTAGTATCTGGCGAAACAACAGCTAATCTTCAAGCAGGTGACCCTATTTATATAGATGATGCTAATTATGGAGCAACTTATATTGTTAAAATTATTGATAGTGATGAATTTGTTGTTCCAGTTTTATTTAATGCAAGTGTTCATGACGCAGTTATATATCCAATGACTTTAGCTAAGCAACATAATGATACAGCTTTTTCAGGGCAAGGTAATTGTGGTTCTATTTTTCCTGAAACTAATAGCCAGGCTTATCATTGGGCTTTTGATACTGAAAATCCTGATAATGGTAGTGTTTTTACGGATGTGATTTATGACGAAGAAAATGTTACGCCTCTTACTTATCCAGGAAACTATGTTAAAACATTTTATACAACTCCTACATTTACAGGTCTAGGAAAAGATACAGGCTTAACAGATGGTTTATACCCAGGATTTATAAACAAACTTGATAAATTAAACTATAGAGCTGGCGTTATGCTTAGACCTTTTGATACACATGATAATACATTTGAAGATTTAATAATAGGAAATAACATATCTGTTGATATGCCTTCTTATTGCGATGCTAATTATCATGTAAAAAATGGCTCTAATTTACACTACCATGTTAATAATACAGCTACTAATAATAATTTTGCAAGTAGGTTATTTATATCCTGTCCCCAAGAAGATGAAAGCTCTGATGGTCAGATATATTCATCTATTTATATATGTGATTTAAACGATGTTTTCCCAGATAAAGGAAGTTGTTTAGGTTCTCTAAAAGATGATGGTAGTTTTAACTATACTAGCCCTGGAATAGAAAGTCAAACTGCTCAAGCAGAGGCGTGGGATGTTTATTTAACAGCTACATTACCAGCGACTCCTTATGTTCATGTAGATAGTAATGATTATCCTTCTGCTCATTTGCATCCTTATATTATATTACCAGGAGCAGGCACAGAATTCTTCTTAAATAATGACTTATTTAAATCAGATTCAAAATGGAGAAATATAAATGCTTTTTCAGGAATGTGCATAACTGTTGTAGATAATGCTACAAATATTCAACAAACAAGACAAATAGTTTGGAGTAAAACTATACAAGCAGGAGTTTCAGCAGCTGATAGCGATGATATTTATGTATTTGTTAACTATCCTTTTGGTCATGAACCTGCTGAAGGTGATAGAATATATATAACTTCTCCTCATGTCGCTGCAACTGCACCAGTTAAATTATTAGGAGGAAAAGTTGGTAATACTATTCAGGAATCTTATGGCATAGGAACTCTTGGTATGACAGACCCTATAATCGATAAAGATATATATAAATTACAATCTAATTTTAATAATAGCGTAGCTATAGAATTAACTTCTTCTGGTACTACAGCTACAGGCACTAGGGGTTATAATCATAATTTATCTACAAATGATAAAGTTTATATTTATAATACTGGTCATGCTGGTACTGATATAGTAGAAGGTTATGAAGGTGTTTACTCTATAACAGTAACTGGTCCTAAGACCTTTACTTATACTACTACAGGCTCTGGATTAGCCTCTTCTACAGCTCTTTTAAAGACTATATCTGAAATTAATAAAGAAGAAATAAATTCTATATCTAACCCTTTATATATACAATCAAGCAATCCTATCATAAAGTCTACATTTGGCGGTCTTGATACAAGAAAAGCTAAAACAGCTACAATAAGTTCAGTTGCAGATAACTCTGATGATATAACCTTAACTGCATCTGCTAATCATTTATTTGATGTTGGAGATAGTGTAACATTTGACAGTGGAGATGCAGACCAGGATGGTAATTATATAATCAAAGCTGATAATGGAACTACTACTTTTGATATTACAAATACTGATTCTACTAATTCAAGTGGAACAGCATATACTAATCAATGGGAATTAATAGTAGCTGAAACAAGTGGTAAAGGCAGAATAGGAGAACTAAGAAGTGGTTTAAACAATTGGGATAGAGGTAATTCTAAAAGTAATATAATTAGAAATGATTTAAACACTACAGAAGAAGGAAATGTTTATTTAAGCGCTTTAGAAGAGAATGTTTCTATAGAGCCCTCTGGGGCTAGTGGTTCTAGTGATTACTTCCAAAAAAATATAAAATATCAATATAAAATATCTTTAATATATGATGGCTATCAAGAAGGCCCTTTAAGTAACTCTTTATGGGAAAAAGAGCTAGAAATAGATACTTATCCTAAGATGAATGTTGCGATAACTTTAAAAGAGCACAGTAAGAGATTAACACATGTTTGTCTATATAGAAGAAACGGTGTTAATGATTTATATAGCTTAGTTAAACAGGTAAGAACAGATACTGGATGGGTTCTTGATGAAGGTAAGTACTCTAGACAAATATTGGATGCTGGTACTTTAGGAGCTACTTATGAAGCTAGAACAGGGTTGTCAGAGGTTTTAGATACTATAAAGATTAAATATGGAATATCTGAAGAAGTATCTGGATATTTATTTGTTGGTGATTGCAGCCATAATAGAATTAAAAAAGCTTCAAATATGATATTCAGGTCTAAACCTGGTATGTTTAGTATATTTGATTATGCTAACGATTTCTTAGTCCTTAAGTCAAAACCTACTGCTTTAGCTAATTTCAATGGAAGATTGTATGCATTTGACAATAGTAATATATACCGAATAAATCCCGAAAACCTATCAATAGAGGATGTTTTTGAAGGAGTTGGATGTATAAATCAAAATAGTATAATTGTCACCGAATATGGTATGTTTTTCGCTGATTTAAATGGAGCCTATATGCATAATGGTCAAGCTCCTATGAAAATATCTGATAAAATATCACAAGCAGGTGGTACTGATACAGACTTTTACAGCGAATTTGAATGCTCTGATAATGTTAGAGACCTTTCTTGGAATAATTTAGTTAGAGGTTCTAACAATCCAAATGTGTATGTAACCTATGATTCTGACTCTAATTGTGCTTTGTTTATATCTCAAACTAATGATAATATAAATAAAGGAACTTTGAGTAGTAAAGATATAGTATCTGTTAGAAAATCATTTTGTTGGTCTTATAATATAGCTAAACAAAGATGGGATTTATGGGAATTATCAGAGGATTCTACGATAGGCAAACCTTTTATTGATACTGACAGTAATGTTTGTATACCTATCGATAATACTATATATCAGTATAGAGGAGGTTCATCTAAAAGATATTGGACATGGGTTAGTAAAAAGATTACTATGGGAGAAGATTCTATAGTAAAAGTATTTAATAAGATTAAATTAAATGGAGTAACAAATAACTTAAATTTATCTGGAAGCAATAAAGAAAGTAGTAATAAGCTCTTAGTAGTTACAAGTGAGGGAGCTATATCAGATAGTGATAATACCTATACTGCTGTTTCTAACGACCATTCTGACTATAAGCTATCAGGTAGTAATAAAAAAGGAAGGTGGATGCAATTTAAGTTAGAAGAAATGACAGATACATTAGATTCTGTTGGTATAATATTTAGAAGAAAAAGCACTAAGTAATGGCTAGAATAAATACTAAAATATTATCATTTGGAGATGTTCAAAAATCTCTTCAAGAAATAGAAAAGGAATTAAACCTTTTATCTGAATCAGTTAACTCACCCGCTGAAACAAATATAGAAGACTCACAAGGAAAAACTGGTGATGTCAAGATAATTAAGAATTCAGACAAAACATATACATTTAAAGTTAGAAGTACTGAAGGCTGGAAAAGTCCAATATTTGACCACGACTCTATGACTAATTTTGTATCTAATGAGCATATTGACTGGACTACTGACCAAGGCTCTACAAATATACACACAAGTAATTATGTAGCAGGTGGTACATCTGAATTTACTTTAGCTGGAGATACTGGTTCTAGCCAGACTATATCAAATACAAATACTTTGACTATTGAAGGAGGAGAAGGTATAGATACGGTAGCTGGAGCTACAGATAAAGTAACTATATCAGGAGAAGATGCATCTACATCTAACAAAGGAATAGCTATATTTAGCTCTAATAATTTCGCAGTATCATCAGGTACTGTAACTATAAAAGATGAAGGTGTAGCTTTAGCAGAACTTGCTCATATAGCTACAGATAGCTTTTTAGGAAGGACAACTTCAAGTACGGGAGATGTAGAAGTTTTAAGTAAAAGTGATGCTTTGGCAATCTTAAATGTAGCAGATGGAGCAAATGCTAATGTAAGTGGGGACAGTGGTAATTCAGCTATATATGATAATAGCGGCACTCCAACTTTAAAGTCTGGAATTACTCAAGGGGAAATGCAATCTGCGATAGGTGGTGTTTATACAGATACTCAATTAACTGACGAGCAAGTGCAGGATAAAGTGGGAGCTATGTTTAGTGGTAATACTGAGACTCTCATAACTGCTACTTATCAAGATGGAGATGGTACTGTAGATTTGGTAGTAGATAATGATTTATCAAATTATGATAATAGTTCATCAGGATTTATAACTGCAACACTAACAACAGAACAAGTTCAAGACATAGTAGGAGCTATGTTTACAAGCAATACAGAAACAAGAATTAGTGCTACATACGAGGATGGAGATGGCACGATAGACCTTGTAGTTGATGATATGACTGCGAACACACAACTAACAACAGAAGAAGTTCAAGATATAGTTGGAGCTATGTTCTCATCTAATACTGAAACAAGGATTTCAGCAACCTATGAAGATGGAGATGGAACTATAGATTTAGTTGTAGATGATATGACTGCAGATACTAATACAACATATACAGGTGGAACAAATTTAACTTTAGCAGGCACTACATTTAATGTAGATGATGCTTTTCTTAAAAACAATGCAGATGATACAACCTCAGGAGTTTTAACTGCTCATTCTTTTGTTGCAGGAAGTTCACTATATGCAGACCAAAATATGCAATACGATGGAGATGATGTTATAAATTTTGATTCTAATGGTGTAGTAGACTTTCCTAATCATACATATTTTACTGAAAAAGCATCAGCTGCAGCAGATATAACTTCAAGAGGTCAAATATGGGTTAAGAATGATACTCCTAACAATCTATACTTTACAGACGACACAGGGCAAGATGTTGCTATAACTAATAATGGTAGTCTTGCAGGAATACCAACTAACTATGTAACAAATAATGCTGATGATAC